GGAGATCTCCAGTCCCGCGATCATGGCGGAGTTGAGCGCCCACTTGGCCAGGGCCAGGCCGATTAGAGCTGCGGCGAGAACGGAACACGCTGCACGTATCTCTTCGGAGTCTGTGACGAATGCCATGTATATCGCTGCGAAGGCCCCGGCCGCCGCGGCTAGGGACCATGCGCTGACGCCGGCGATCTTTTGACTGGTGTCGATATTTCCGAAGACCTCTACGATCTTCGGCCCTGCGGTCGTGAGTCCATCATACAGGTCCTTGACCGACTTGATGCCTGTGATCAAGGACGGGAGGACCATCAGATACGCCTTGGTCTGTGCATCGTTGACGTCGTTCTGCTTCTGCTTGGCCGTCTCAGCTGCAAGGGAGCAGTCGTTCTGAGCTTGTGTCAGCTCGTCCGCGGCAAGGGCGGCCTCTTCCGAGTTGACCCCGTAGGTGTTGATCGCCTTGTTGAGCGCCACCTGCTTCTCCTCTACATTGGCCTCCGACTTGGCTAGGGTGTTGTTGGCCCTGTCGAGCGACAGTTGTTTTTTCTCAACGCTGTCGAACGAATCGTATAGAGAATATCCCGCGAGGGTCAATCCGGAGAACCCCGTCGCGATGTTCGCCGCGCTTGCTGTGAACTTGGTGCTGGCCCCTTCGGCCTTGGACCCGGCCGTCTCCATCTTGGTTCCGGCATTCTCGGCCTCGGTCCCTGCGGATGAACAAGATTCGCCCGCAGATCTCATCTGAGCCGAGGCATTATTGAAATCAGTACTGGCAGATTCGGCGCTCTGCCCCGCCTGCTCCAGGTCCTGCCCGGCGTTCTGCGCCTGGTCGCCGGCGGTCTCCATGTTGCCGGCCATCTGAGAGGCGCTGCTGCTCGCGTCCCTGAAAGCTGCGCTGGCCGAGTCGGTGGCTATGATGTTTATGTAGAGATCGTTCGCCATGTCATGTCCTTCTGCTCGCCCTCTTCGCTTCCTCGCTCATCCACTCCAGGCCTGTGAGGAACGTCTCCCTCTGGGCCTCCGTCAGCCGCATGATCGTCTCGGGAGGCCATCCATAGTGATAGGCCAGGGCGATTATGCCCTGGGTGTCTCGGTCGGATGCAATGAAGGTCTCGATCCCCGAAAATCCCGCTCGCTGTTAAGAGCGTTGACCAGCAGGGCCACGGCCTTCCCGTTCGTCCTGTCGCTGACGAAATCCTCGAAAGACATGAACTCCGGGTCGGCCTTGTGCAGCATGAACCAGGCTTCCTTCATCGCCATAGCCTGAGTGTCGAGCTTTTCTTTCATGAGGTCCAGGACCTCCCTGGTGGTCATCGGCTTATAGCGCACCAGGCCGAGGCCAGGCACGTCGATGGTCCTGACGACGTCATCTCCGAGGAGCAGGTCGGACGCCGAGAACACGCGCGGTTCCTTCTTGTCGGCCATGAGATCACCTTAGCTCGTTGCCCTGACGAGGTCGCCCGTTCCCCTCAGCTTGATGCTCGCGCCTGCGACGTCGCCCTTGGCCCCGCTGAGCGGGGGATACGACTCGACAAGCACGTTGCCCTGGAACTCGGGGTTCGTCGCGCCCGCGGCCGATGACGTCGGCCTGATCTTGATCGCCACTGCCGCCGCCCCGACGAGCGGGAAGAACGTCGCATCGATCGCAGCGGATCCGAAGTCCTGATTGACCTCGAGATCGACAGACCAATCCTTCAGGCCTGCGAGACCTGCGAACGAGTTCTGCGTCATCGCGGTGGTCTCCTTGATCGCCGCGCCATAGTCCAGCTTCAAGCTCTTTACCCACGCCGATATGTTGACGGAATTGATCATCACATAGGCGTCCTTCAGTACCATCACTGCCATCTTGTTTCACCTCAGATTATCCCTGCTCCCATAATCACCGAGAACGGCCCATCTGAGACCGTCCACTGGAACCGCCAGTACGTATCCGTTATCGGACCGGCCGCGCTCGCAGCTATCTGCGCCCCGATGCCGGTCAGGCTCGTGAACGTCGCCCTGTCGACGTACGTTCCTCCGGCAGTTGCGCTCGACTGCAGCTTGAGCCCGAGCGTTCCCGATCCGGAGAGGACGTGAACGATGCCGTAGGCCTTCTGTCCGGCAGCGACCGCGCCGATCTGCCTTGCCGTGCCGTTGCCCCCTGCGCTCTTCGAGCCGAGCTCCATCAGCGTCTGCCGGAACACCGGCCCGGAGCTCTGCCCGTTGAGATTGAGGATCAGGAGATCTCCGTACTTGCCCGATCGTGCGAGCCTCTCCGCCAGCATAGCGAACGAGAACCCGATGGACCCTGCGATCGCGTCGTTAGGATAGACCGAGTACGGCACTTCGGCCGCGCCGATCTGAGAATCGAGAATGTCGTCGATGAGCCCGGACCCGGCCTCGTAATAGCCGTCGAAGTCCAGGGACGCCTTGAGCATGCCTGCGATCTTGGTCGTAGATGAAACGTTGAACGGCGTGGTATCTAGGATGTTCACATCGATCGAGAGCTTCCCGCGGTTGAGACTCCCGCTGAGATCGTAACCTTCGCCGTAGAACTTGCAGTCCCTGAGGAGATATGGTGTCGCCATCAGTGGGCCCCCTCATCTGGCAGGGGTCCCTCGATGATCTCGCCGCAATCGTGACAGATGAACGAGCGACGTTCCGCGCCCATGCCCGTGACCTCGGCCCTGTTCTTGTGAGGACATCCTTCAGGCTTCTCTTCCGTGGCCTCGGCGATCAACGCGTCCAGGCTCCCTATCTCCACTTCCAGCTGTGCCTGTATCAATTGTAACCTGGCTTTAGTGCGCTGCAGTTCGCCTACAAGGTCCATGCTCTGAGAGACCGACGCAGAGGTTCATAACGACCCATCAAGACTCTTGGACATAGACGCGATACCTGGCGATGATCTGCCTGGTGATGCCGTCCGGGTCTCGAGACGTGTCAGCCCCTTCGTAGTTCGTGCCGGCATGGACGTTGCCCGAGATCGTGAGATCTCCTTTGAGGACGACGTTCAGGCGCTTGAGGATGAGCTCGGCCTCTCGGAACCCCTTGGCCTGAGACCATATGTGCAGCGTGAGGACCTCATTGTTCCCGTCCTTGCCGAACGTGGACCAGGGAAGCTCGGTGTTGTCGCCGATCGTGATATAGGGGAACGCCTGCCCTTCCGGGACCTCGTCGAACACGCCTGAGATCATCGGCGCGCCTGCGGCTAGGAGCCCCCCCGTTCCGGTGTCCGCTGTGATCTTCGCATAGACCGCCGCCTGGAGGTCCGACATCGCCGATTCGTACGTCATCTGCTCCCTCCCAACGCGCCCTCGATCGCCTTATCGATGCGGTCGAGCAAGGGTGTTTTCTCTGCCTCGAACGCAGGGTTGAGGAAGGGCTGAGCCCTCATCTTGACCGTGCCGTACTCAACGTATGGCCCGTAGGTAACGTTCGTCCCGACCGTCACCTTGAACTGTGCCTTATAGAATGAGGGATGAATGGATGATTTGAGCCGGCCTCCGGAGTAGAGCTGTCCGTTGATCCGGATGGCTTTCTTGCGAGTGGGGCAACGTTCCTTGGCGCCCTTGTCGATGTTGTACGCGCCATATTGCATCTCGTCCCAGACCGCCGCCTTGATAGCTTCCGGCCGGGTATCGAGATACCTCTTGAGCTCGGGCCCTCCGCTCATCTCGATCCTGATCATAGCTGCTCCTGACAATAGAGGAGCATCGATACCCCTTTCTCGTCCTCGTCGATGACCGCCTGGATGTCGAAGGTCCTTGTCCCGTAGAGAACCCGCATCCCATGCGTGACGCCAGCGAGGTATCTGATCCTAACCTTGTGCGAGACGTGCCCCTGCAGCTGCTGAGCAGAGTAGGGCTCTCTGCCGCTCACAGGCTCGATCGAGGCACACATGGTCGAGAACGTGCCCCAGACAACAGACCATCCTCCCGCCCCGTCCGAGGTCCTCGTCGGCGATTGGATGGTGATGCGCTTGCCGAGCTCCCCCGCCCTCATATCTGGATCACCCGGTAGGGAGCTAGAGTGATCTTGGCCTCCGGAGGCATCTCTTGAGATTCCCTGTTCTCGTACCAATGAGCGACCATCTGCTTGATCGCGGTCTTGATGTCGTCCGGGACGTCGGTAGCCGCGGCTCCGTATCCGGCGACAAAGGTCACAAGGATCGATTGCTGCGCCCTGAGGTTCTCGGGCCACGCTCCCGCCGCCGTGAGCAGGATCCTGCCCGGCTCGGAGTACGTGTCGAGGCGGTAGTTCGATGATGCCCACGTCGCCTCGACGTCGTCGACGTCGTAGTACTTGATCGAGGTGATGCTCTGCAGCGGAGGCCTCGGGACGACGATCGCGCGGTACGCTGCGGGAATGAACTCACTGTTCGTCGCTTCCTCGATAGCGTCGATGAGCTCCGGGGAGAGCGAACATCCGATGCCGTCAAGGAACATCTCCCATGTCTGCGTGATCAGTGCGCGTCCGAGATATTCCTCGGCCTGCCTCCTCGCGGAGACGCATAGCGCCGTGATCAATGTGTCCTCGGCAGTGACGGCCGATTCTACCCTCATGTATGCCTTGGCGTCGTCCTTCGTCACCGGCTCCACGGCCGGCGCTGTCTTGAGCTTGTATGAGATCATGTGGTTCCCCTCAAGTTCGTGATCGCCATTCATATCACCGCTCCCAGGTCCTGCAACCATCCGTCGGCGAGTCCGACCGGTCCTATGTCAAGCTTCGTCGTCGCCTTGACCACTGGTCTCCTTAGCCCAGTGTACTCCTCCTCCGGCTTGGTCAATGTCAGGGCGAATCCGCCAAGGTCCATCGGGTTGATGTGCGCGTACAGGTTGTCGATGGTGACGTCGCTGAGGATTTTCCTCGCACCGGAGCAGACGAGGTTATAGAACTTCTGTCCCGCTCCTAATTTGATGGTTGAATCTCCGTTCATTACCACCGTGCTTGTCTCTTCGGTGAACGTCCCTGCACTAGAATCGAATGCTCCGACGACAGTGATCACGCCTTCACCGCCGAGAAGAACGCCCCTTGTTCCTACGGTCAATGATGTGCAGGCGAGAGAGTAACCTGCGAGGTCTAGTGCAATTATTTCGGTCCCACTGGAACGAACGGTAAATGCATTATTTATTCGTAGATTTTCTTTCAGTATGAGATTCGCTGCATTGGCAACAATAACAGTAAATATTGTATTACAGTCAATCGTTCCGTAATTAACAATATTCACGTTGCTATAGAAATCAAGTGAGAGTGTTCCCTGACCTTTTACAATCCCATAATTTACAAATTTGCGGGAACTATACCCAAGTCCATACCCATTTAGAGTCTTCCCAGAAGTAATGCTTACAACAGAACCGCTACGAATTGAAATATTGTGCGCGATACAATCCGCTGTCAAAACAGACATTCCTTTGAAAACTATACTTTCATATCTCGATGCTGAAGATTTGAGCGTTTGCCCAGAAAACTCCAATTTCAGTACCGAAATTGTTACCGTTCCCGCGTCAACAATAAAATCCCCAGAACAATAGAACCACGCATCAACTTTTCCCGTCAATACAGATCCCGCACCTGATTGCGTGTAACTTGTGCAAGTGATGTTCCCGCCCGTACCTGTCTGACTCAGCTTCCCGTTCAGGCCAAGCGTTATCGGCCCGACATCCAGGAAATATGCCCCGGTGTTCCAGGTCCAGACGGCGACAGAGAACGCACCTGCGCCGCATCCCACTGCCGCCGCCTGAGTGACCGCGCCGCCGCCGGTCCCCTGCAACGTGATGGCCGCGAGGTCGGGGATGGCATAGTCCCAGGAGCAGTTGTTGCCGCTCACGGTCCCGTCGAATATCGGGGTCTCACCTGAGATAGGCTTGTGGCCCAGG